GACCAGACGTTGTTAAGTAAGTCCAGTTAGGTGCTAAAGGATATCTAATATATTGCACCTGTATAGCTCCACCCTGAATAATAGTTGTTGGATAAACAGATATAGTATTTCCTAATACTCCAGTTGCAGTATTAGAACTTGCACCACCTAATACATAGGCAGGGTATTGAGTTGTAGGAGCGGTTAAGTTAGAGCTTGTCAAATAAAATATTTTATTTTGATTTACTCTTTCTACCTCTGTAATATTATATTGGTCATAAATACTGTAAGTATCACCATTTGCTATAATAGCCTCGCTTATAGTAACTTGAGTATTACTATTAATCTGTGTAATGTACGCGGACTGGTTGTCTGCAGTATCTGTTACTAAATCACCTACAACCACTGAACTTTCGAATGTAGCATTAGCGTCTTCAATAATTCGCGGATTTACTGGCCCTGTAAATGTATTTGTGCCAGACGCTTTTAAAGTAGGATAGTAAAATACTTTGTTTATTAAATAATAATCACCAGGTAAATTATACTGATTGTTTAAACCAGGTGATGTTTGTGCTAAATAAGCCGTTGCTGAAAAAGTATCTATTACTTCCTCTAAGTTTTTTATTATATCTGCATAACCAGTGCCTGAGGTACGAGCATTTTCTCTATTAATCCAATTATTATATTGATAAAAGTAATCCTCAAATATATCCATTTGAGCTTGTAAACAATATAAATTAAAATCCTGTGGAGATATATAGCCATAATTATTTTTATTGGCTATAGCCATAACTGTATTTCGTACGGAGTTAATCATAGGATAATCTTTTTACAAATATAAGCAAAAAAAAAAGAGGCTTAAATGTTTAAGCCCCTTTCATAACTTAGGTTAAGATATTAGTTTGACCACTCTTCCTCAATCTGTCCTACCGCTGTAATAGGGTATTTAGGACTTAGAGTATAAATTGGTTGTTGCCATGAAGTTCTAAGCGCATTCTCAATCTCATCTACGATGCTATTAAGTTGCTCTTTCGTTTTAGCTGCATCACTTGCTGTTGTTGCAACAAGTTGGTAGCCTAATACCTCTGACGCGCCAGTAGCACCATGACCTTTAATATTAGTCAAAATTTGCACTTGCGTAGCATTACCTACTTCAATACCTAAAATGGAATTGATAGGAATAATATGGTCAACATCATCAACCTCTACTTTTAAAAATTTAAGCATAGTTAAAAAATTTAAGGGTTAAACAATATCACAAAGATACGATTCCTTATTTATCTTTTTTAAGCTTTTTAGATAACAACTTATATGTCTCTACACCATCATCACTTTGGAAAAACGACGCTACAATATAGTAGTGGTCTTCACCAAATGGTACAGACAATAATTTGTTTTTGTTTTTAGGTAAGTTAAAATAAACATCCTTACCATTATTTTTCATAATCAGCCAGGTATTATTAAAAAACTGAACAACATCTCCATACAAATTAAGCATAGGGTCGTTTACTGTTTCCATAAAATCTTCAGGTGCTTCTTTAGCATACAAAAGAACATCTCTTTTTAATTCTGAAGTTGTTAACCTATCTGCAGCACCACCCATTAAAACTCTACATACTGTAATAAGCTCATCTCCTTTAAGATTTTTAGCCAGTATCTGAGCTTCTAAACCTCGCTCTACAAAAGCTAATTGTTCAGCTGCATCTTTTTCATTGTTTATTTCTTCAAACACTTTTCCATTACCAGGGTGATAATATAAAAATTTTTGTAGTGCTTGATTACTTCTTGGGACAGACAACATACCATCCTCAAACATTACTGGTTCTAAAACAGCGTTGCCATCTTGCTCATCCTCAAAAGGTGACTTTTGATTTCGTGCATAACGAAGAGGTCGGTTAATTCCTTTTTCTTCATCAAACCATAATAATGGGGACCTATTGGTGTGTCTGGATGCTAACATGTATGTTAGCGGTATTTGCCTACTAAGTAGTCTGTAAGCTTTATCTGCGTATTTATCTTTTACTTTTTTCATTACATTTAAATTTAATTTGATTAATAAAAAATATCAGGGGAGGAGTATACCTCCCCTAATATTATGTTTTACTTCTTATTAGTTTTTAAATAAGAAGAAGTTGTTTGCACCTAAAACACAAACTGCTCTTTCAGATAAGAAGTTTACTTCCATTGCATCTAAAGAAGATGTTCTTGCACCACCAGCAGAACCAGTAATCCAAGTTTTGTAACGTCTGTCTTCAGCTTCAGAAGCTCTATATCTTACATGTAAGAATGGTCTTTTAGCGTTTTTACCAAGGATTTGGTCATAAACTGAAGTAGAACCAGCTGGAACTAAAAGTCCATTGATACCACCTGCTACTAATCCACCACGCATAGTTGGGTCATTTAGGTATTTCCAGTCAGACTTATAGAAGTCATAACCTCTACGGAAACCTGAGAATCCAAGGTTTAGTGCCATCTCTTCATCATTGTCAAATAAACCGTAAGACGTACCACCAGCTCCATAAGAGTTTTGTGCCGCTAACATGTCATCAATATCAAATGAGAAGTTTCTGTTTACGAAAAGAACGTTCTCTTCGATTGCACCTTGCTTGTCTAATCTCTGAATAATAGAGTCGAAATCTGCTAATGTAGTTGGGTTACCTCCTGCAAAAACATTTCCTCTGTTATTTACTTCGTAGAATACACCTTTAGAACCACTTAATCCAGCAACAGAAAGACCTGCACCTGCACCCTGAAGATAATCTCCAGCACCAGAAGCTGCCTCAGCTGGAACTGCTTCTACTAAAGCTGTTTCCATGTAGTCTTCGAATCTTAATCTTGTATCGTGCTCAGACTTTAGATACCATAGGTATCCGCTTACTCCGTCTTCTGCGCTTACTTCAACCCAGCCAATCTGCGCCATATCAGAACCTGATACAGAATACTTATCCTTAAGGATAATTGGCTTGTTGTCAAAGAAGAAGTCATCAGACTCTAAAGAACCCTCCATTCCGTCAGTTCCTTTTGCAAATTCAGAACCGTAAATAAATACATCACAAGCTACCGCGTTAGCCATTGACTGACCAGCTGCTTCATAATATGCTACTGTAAATGTGTTAGGGTTTGCGTCAGTTGGCCCAGCTGTTACAATCGCTTTGTTTGTAAGAGTTGAACCAGGAGTGTTGTCTGAAATCATTACAGTTTGACCTACTCTAATAACGTTCTTAGCGTCTTTCGCTGTGTTAGGGTTAGCTAACGCAGGATTGAAGTTAGTTGCGTTATTTGGAATTGTCCAAACTGCTCCAGAGTCAGTACCTTGTGCTGCTGCAGAAGTACATCCTTTGTATTTAATATGTAGCCTTCCTTGCTCTGCCCATTTGATAAGGTCAGAATTAGATGGCATCTCTGCTCCTACCATTCGTAGGAACGAACTAATGCTTCTATTACCATATCTTTCAAATTCTTTCTCGTATGTATCAGGTAAATACTGATTCAAGAAATCAAAATCTTTGATATAATTCGTTTCAACAGGAACCTGTTGAGCCGAAGGTTGTAAATCGAAGCCAGGTGTTAATTGTACACTCATAACTTAAAATTTTAATTTGTTAAACTTTTTTAATACTTCTAATTTTGAGTCCTCTACCACTTGAAGTATCGCCTACCGCCTTAATTTTTAAACTATTTTTCGTGCTAAGTTGCGGGGCTCTACGAACATCCATGTTGATATTCTTAGACTTTTTTGCTACATCATCTACTGTTGCAGCAACACCCTGCTCATAAAAGAATCTTGCAAACTTTTCAGGATTCATTGCTATAGCCATAGCTCTGTGATATCCTTGGGCATCTTTCATAAGTCCATTCTCATCATTGTATTTTGAGATGAAATTATTAAAGTCCATTTGCTTGTTCTTTAATTCCTCAGCAGTACCAGGTTTAAAGAGAATTGATTTATCATCACTCACGCTAAATTCAAAACCTTTGAACTCATCGCTAAACACTTTGTTAGTGCGTTCTTCAAAATTCTTTCTCATAAGCTGGTGAGCTTCCTTCTGAGAGTTAGATTCCTCTAACATTGTCTTGTAAGCATTAAGATTGTTTTCTTGTTCATCAGATAATCCACCCCCACTTGACTCAAGAGGAATTTTATATTTATCTTTCTGTTCTTTAAAAAACTTTCTCGCTTTAGCAAGTTCTCTTTTTTTAGCTAATTTTTTCTTCTTGATATCACGCTCGTCATCTTCTTCACTATCGTATCCAAATTTGTCGTCCATAATATCTTGAATATCTATCGCATCAAGACCTTCTTCTTGAACACTTAGATAATCAGCCAAAACAGAATCTTCGTCCATGTCATCGTAGTTCTTTTGCAATTTGTAAAAGTCTTCGATACCACGGCCTGTTTCTTTCTTATATTCAAAATACTTTAAAACATCTTCAGGTAATTCAGGATTTGATTCTTTAGTTTCAAATAATTCATCAACTGACTTAATGTCTTTATTGTATCTTTCTTTAATAAATTCAAGAACATTTTCGTCATTTAACTCTGACGAGGGAGTTTTATCTTCAACAACAGGAGCCTCTTCTTTTGGCTCTACTGTTTCTTTTGTTTCTGCTTTAGTTTCAACCTTTTCAGGTTTTTCCTCAGCTTGAGTTTCACTATGTTGAGCTTCGTGTTTTTTTAACAATTGCTCTTCTATTTCGGCTTTTGATTTTTGAGTGTTGCCATCCACTGGTTTTACTTGTATTTTCATTAGATTAAATTTTTAACAAAATTAAACAATATATTTTAACAATATTTAGGCGGTTTTTAAATGATTATAAAGGTCTTTTCCTAATTTTTCTCCCACATCTTTATCTGATTTATAATGCACTCGTGCAACAATTCTGCTTTTAGATATGTTGTCTGCAACCCTTTCAAATTCGTTTGACATTTCTGGAAACATATCCGATAAAACCAGGGATATAAGTTTGCTTTGTGCGGAATGACCTGAAGGAAATGCAGGTGTTTGTGCGCTTTTCATTTTATGATAAGATAAATCTATGTCAAACTTTTTTGCTAATTCATTGGGGCGTGGTCTATCATGATAATTTTTTATACGTAAAATTACTGGTTGGGATTTTTCAATCAACTCATTCACTAAGGCAGCTGGATATGTTCTTGTTTTATTTTTAAAAAGCTGTTTAAACGCTTTTTCAATATCGTCATATCTATTAGCAAATGAAGTATCTAACTTCTGAGTTTGCAAAGACTTTATTTCGTTTAATGTTTTTAAACTAAAATCAGAAGGGTAGTTTATATGTTTATATTTATTGATATTAAAATCACTAAACATATTGTTTTATTTAGGACTAAACTCTGCTAAATCAAAACCATCTAAAGAATCTTCGTTAGACTCAAATTTTATAGCTGGTAGATTTCTTTTTCTTTGTTCAATTAATTTAGACTGTTGGGTATTAGCTTGACTAATTCTATCAGACTTTCCTTTTTCTCTTGCTTTTTCTCTAAGGTCTATCTGCGATTGTTCAATACCTTTGAGCTGCATGTTATAAGCAAATTCTTTTTCCATCAACTGAGATTTCAACATTGCTTCGTTATTCATTTTTTCAATTTCAAAACTTATCTCTGCTTGCTTTATTTGCATTTTAGACTGAGTCTCTAATTGTATTCTTTGTTGCTCTTGCTGCGCAGCCATCATTGCTTGTTGTTGCGCCATCTCTGCTTGAGCAGCTTGTTGCATTGTAGCCTGCTGTTGTTCCAGTTGTGCTTTTCTTTTACGTTTTGTTTTTAAAAGTTGATTAGCCATTTTAAGATTATGTATCTCTCTAATGTCTAAAGCATCTTCTAAATTAATATCGTTTTTAGATAAAGCCATTTGTATATTAGCCTCTAACATAGCTCTTTCTTCTTCATCAGGAGCTAACTCTAAGAATATACCAAAACTATATAAGTAAAGATTTTTAATATCTTCTAATAAATTCAAATTGTATTTACCTATTTGCATAGCAAACTGGTCTTTAAAATCTGAATACTCTAATACATCTGCAGTTCTTAACACTATGCCCTCTGCTAATCTACGCGTTATATATAGACTTGCATTTAAAATATGTCTGGTTGCTGTGTTTGAATTTAAAGCTGCTAATTTTTGAACGCCAACTAATGCATCAGGATTAGGAGTAGAACCATCACGAGCTTCGTTTAATCCCGTTACAGTTCTAATCATATCTAAATAATGATTATAGTTTGCAATAAGCATTTGCATTTTCCCACCACCACTATTACTTGTTAATTGAGTGATAGGAACTTTTGCGTTATTAAATTCTCCATCTTGAGTAAAGCTTCTACCCACGACACTACCTGTCTGGAAATACAAACGTAAAGCGTCTTCAGGATTATAAGCATTACCAGTACCCAGGTCTACCTCATTAAGTCCATCAGCGTCTATGAAAACACCATCAGGGACCATTCTGGCAATAACTTGTTGTAATTTTAAATGAGTTACTTGAATTAAATCAGCAAAAGGAATCATTCTTTTTACCAATGATTCATACATCCCCTTGTAAAGTCTCGGAGCACAGGCTACATAATTAGGTAGAGCTTGTTGACTTGCAGCTTTTGGTCGCACCATATTTTCTGCCAACTCCCATTTAAGTAATATGTTAGTACCCATTACCATGATACCGTCATACCAAACTTCTATTTTTTTAGTAACCTTTTCAAAGTTACCTTCTGCCATCATTTCTTCTGGCGGGTTAAAGCTGTCGTCTTTTTGCACAACCTTGAATGACCCATCAGCCATTCTTTTTTTCTTATAAACAAATGTATGTGTTGTTTTATAATTGAAATATAACAACGTACAAGTATCTCTGTAGAACAAAGAGTTTTCATAATATTGAGCGTTGTTATAATAATTATACCAAGATTGACTGTACTTAGCAATCTCCTCCATATCTTCATTTGTAATATCAGGATTAATTTTTACAAGCTCCGCCATTGGTATGGTCTTGAGCTCTCCCCAATAAAAACAATCTTTAA